ACACAATGGCAACCATTAACATTGCAAGGTGCTGGATTATTCCACATTGCAATGGGTGCCGTTCTAGGTATTGCCGCAATGGGACGTACACAAGAAAAATTAGCAGGAGCAAATAATGGCGGAGCAGCATCAACATCACCAGCAGGCTTTGGCGTACCTCCGTCAACACCAGCAGCGTCCGGTGGATTTGGCTCACCTGGACCAGCAAGCACAAGCAGCTTTGGCTCAGGTGGCTTTGGAGGCGCACCTAGCCCAGCGCCAGCAAGTAGTGGGTTCGGCGGCGGTTTTGGTTCAACACAGACCGTAACAACTAGCCAAACGATAACTACAACAGCAAGCGGTAAAAAGATTGTCCCAACAGATGATCCAGTTCTATAAAGGAAATTAAAATGAAAAAATTACTAGCACTTTTAGCATTATGTATCGCTAGCACAGCATTTGCAGGTGGCGAAACTAAAGAAGTTTGTGAAGCAGTTAAAGACAAGAAAGGCAATGTTGTAAAGAACAAAGACGGTTCCGAAAAGCAATCCTGCAAGAAAATCAAAGTTCACAAGAAAGTAGAAGGCGATAAAGTTCCAGACGCAACTAAAAAGAAATAATTTTTAGCTACTTGACAGGTCCAATTAAATAGTGTATTATACATTATTATTGGACCTTTTCTTATGACTGATTTTTACTCAATTTTAGGTGTTAGCGAAACAGCTAGCCAAGACGAAATTAAGAAAGCCTACAGAAAGTTGGCTAATCAGCATCACCCCGATAAAGGCGGAGATCAAGCTAAGTTCAAAGATATTTCTGTAGCTTATGATACATTAGGCGATCAACAAAAACGCCAGGACTATGACCAACAGCGTAGAATGGGCGGAACACAGTTCCACTTCAACAGCGGAAACTTCCAAGATTTTAACGACATATTCGGTGGCGGGTTTGATCCATTCGGACATCGTTCGAATCCTTTTGCTGACATATTTGGCGGGCGTGCAGGTATAAGAAGAAACAGAGACTTAAACATCCAATGCCAAATTAGTTTAGCAGATTCGTTTGTAGGCAAGCAATTAGAAGCAAACTACACCCTGCCAAGCGGAAGACAACAAACTGTTGTTATTAATGTCCCACCCGGTGTAAGTCACGGAGAAACAATTCGCTATAATGGGTTAGGCGACGATACGGTACCTCAACTTCAAAGAGGTAACCTCAATGTCACTATTGTTGTATTACCAGATCCAGTCTTTACAAGACACGGCGACGACTTGTATACAACTATAGACATTAGTCCAATTGACGCAATGGTTGGATGCCGTAAGAAAGTCAAGTACATTAACGGTACTGACAGAGACATTGACATTAGAGCAGGTATTGAATCCGGTGCAGAGTTTGCAAGTGCAGGACACGGTTTTACTAATCCGCACAATGGACAACGTGGACGTTTTGTTACAGTAATTAATATCAAAACTCCGCTTATTACTGACCCAAACATCATCCAACAACTCAAAGACATTCAAAATGCAATTAATAAAGGATCCTGATCCAATATTGAAACAAGTAGCAGAGCCTTGGGACTTTGCTACTGACCAAAACTTAGACCAAATAGAACAAGAAATGATTCAGATAATGAAGACATTTCACGGTAGAGGGTTAGCTGCAAATCAAGTTGGATTATTGAAACGAGTATTAGTAATACAACTGGATAACTATCCAGAACTTCTAGAACCATTTATTATGGTTAACCCAAGTATTGCGTTAGTCAACGACGAATCTTCCCAAATTGAAGGTGAAGAGGGCTGTTTAAGTTTTCCAAATCTTTGGATTAAAGTTAAACGAGCCAAAAGTGTGACTGTCGAATACTTTGACAAATCAGGAAAATCGTGTATAATAGAGTTGTCTGGAATAGATGCAAGATGTTTCTTGCACGAATTAGATCACTTGAATGGCATTGTCTTTACAGATCATGTTAGTCAGATGAAATTAATGTTAGCTAGAAAAAAACAAAGGAAAAATAATGGTAGAACCAAGTGACGACTTGCAAGCGATATTTGAAAAAGCTATCGATACTGCAAAAAAATTACATCACGAATATCTAACAATTGAACACTTGCTGTTTTCTATGTTAGGCGAAGAGTCGTTTGCAAACGTAATCCACGGTTACGGTGCAAAGCCAGACGATATGCGCAAAAATCTAGCTGATTACTTGCAAAATAAGTGTAGCGAAATTACAGTACCCGATGTGGTTGTTAAACCTAAGAAGACTCAAAGCGTTGAACGTATTCTTAATCGTGCATTTACACAAGTATTGTTTAACGGCCGTCAACGTATTGAACCTACTGACGTGTTCCTTGCTATGATGACTGAAAAGCGTAGCTGGGCGTTTTACTATATCCAGCAAGCAAATATTGATAAAGACAAGTTTGCTGACTATCTTAACAACGCAATTGAAGAAGAAGAGGGACCAGACGTGCAAGATGTGGGCAGCTCAAAGGCGTTGAACGCTTTTACAACAAACCTTAACGAAGCTGTTAAGAAGAATAAGATTGATCCAGTTATTGGTCGTGTAGACGAACTAGAAAACATTGCACTTGCAATGGGTCGTCGTAATAAGAACAACGTAATCCTTGTTGGTGATCCTGGTGTAGGTAAGACTGCCATAGCAGAAGGACTTGCTTACAATATCGTTAAGGGCGCAGTTCCAGATTTCCTTAAGGATTACACAGTTTTTAACCTTGACATTAGTGCAATGCTTGCAGGTAGTAAGTACCGCGGTGATTTTGAAGAACGCTTTAAACAAGTTATCAAAGCATTGCAGAAAAAAGGTAAGACTGTTTTGTTTATTGACGAAGCACATATGATTAGTGGTGCAGGTTCAGCAAGTAACTCAGCAAATGACCTTGCTAACATGATGAAACCAGCGTTGTCTAAGGGCAATATTAAAGTTGTTGCTTCTACTACATGGGAAGAATATCGTAAGCACTTTGAAAAGGATCGTGCGTTAATGCGCCGTTTCCAACGCATTACTGTTGACGAGCCTACACAAGAAGTAACTCTTCAAATCCTTAAAGGTCTTAAGAAGTATTACGAAGATCACCACAAGGTTAAAATTAAAGATGATGCACTACAGGCTGCTATTAAGTTGTCTGTTAAGTATCAAGCAGATAAGAAGTTGCCAGATAAAGCAATTGACTTGATCGACTTGGCTTGCTCTCGCTTTAATATTAAGTTATCTGAAGAACGTATTGTATCAGAAGCAGAGATTCAATTTGAACTTAGCAAAATGATCAACATTCCTGAAGAAGTTGTTTCAGAAACTGAAAGTCATAACCTTGCTACGTTACAAGACAAACTTGAAACAGAAGTTTACGGACAAGATCTTGCTATTCAAGAAGTTGTTGACAAGATTGTTGTTGCACAAGCTGGTCTTAAGAGTGAGAATAAACCAATTGGTAGCTTTGTATTCATGGGTCCAACTGGTTGTGGTAAGACTGAAACTGCTAAAGCACTTGCTAAGAACTTGGGTGTTAAGTTGCTGCGTTTTGATATGTCAGAGTATCAAGAAAAACACAGCATTTCTAAGTTGATTGGTAGCCCTCCTGGTTATGTTGGCTTTGAAGAAAATGCAGGTTTGCTCATTACTCAAATTCAAGAAAACCCAAATGCTGTTCTCTTGTTTGACGAAGTTGAAAAGTCACACCCAGATGTATCAACCGTGTTGCTACAAATGATGGATAACGGTTTTATTACTGGATCTAACGGTAAGAAAGCTGACTGTCGTCAACTTATTTTGATTCTTACTACTAACGCAGGCGCACAAGCTGCTGAAAAGAATCAAATTGGGTTTGGCTCACAAGAAAAAGAGTACAGCGACAAAGAACTTAACAAATTCTTTACACCAGAGTTCCGTAATCGCTTAGATGGTATCATTACCTTCAACAAGTTGGGCAAAGAAACAATGACTAAGATTGTTACTAAGTTCATCGATGAAGTGCGTGATCAAGTTAAAGAAAAAGGCATTAAGATTAAGGTCGATAAAGAAGCAACAAACTGGCTCATCGAAAAAGGCTTCGATCCTAAGATGGGTGCTCGTCCGTTGCATCGTGTTATTGACAAAGAAATCAAACGTGATCTTGCTAAGATGATGTTGTTCGGTGAATTGAAGAACGGTGGTCAGTTGACTGTAACTGTGAATGATAGTAAAATTATGTTAGTTGCAAAAGCAAAGGTACAAAAAGTTCCATTGCTTTCAGTAGAAAACACTAATGATACAGTACAAAACAACGAACAAACTATTTAAGGACAACTACCAGTACAAAATTGTGCTGGTAGTTCCTGGTGCAAGCACATTTAGGAATGCAGATTTCGATCATACGTTGGGTCTTTTAAAATCATTTTTAACTGACCCAACGGGTCCTAAAGTAAGATTACTTGCGGGCGTTAAGTCAACATTTAAAAGTACAGCTGATATAGAATATTCTACTAGTCTTGCAAATGTTCTAAGAAAGATGGAAGATTTTGAAAGCCGTGTAGAAGGTTCTTGGATCAGTATCTATTGCAATTCTAAAAAACAAATCGATAACTTAATTAAGTTAGACGAGGATCGTGTAAAATACGTGTGCGTTCCACCTAGCACAAGTAGTTTAGAATCAGGCACAATTATACTTCCAAAAGTTGATTACGAATTTAAAGTTACACTAGGAAAAAGTACAAGTCCTAATACAGCATTTGTAGAATGGGCAGAGACTAATTCAAAAGTTAAGTTAACAAAAAGTTGCATCAGAGAGCTAAACCGCAATTTAAGTTGGGGTGGCAGTTATTTCTACATTACTGGAGAAAAGAACTTGCTCGTAGCTAAAATGCACTTAGGAAGCGTAATTAACAAGGTTGAGCGTATAGTAAAATCATGATAAATATATTATCACATTAACGGAATAGACTATGCGAATCAAAGAACTATTAGAAGGCAAAAACTTTAAAGATATGGATTGGGTTTCACGAGACGGTGAAACATCTGAACTTAACTTTAATCTAGCAGAAGACCTTGTTTTCTTCATGAACAACGACGATGATACATATCGCCGTCATGTTTACCCTTCAATTGTTCGCTGCATGAAAGGCAACGCATCGTCAAGCGTATTTTCTGATGCTGTTAAAGAAAGCTACAAGAATTACGTAAGACAATATCCAATCCGTGAACTTCCTGATGAAATCGACGAAAAGATTTGCAAAGAAGCGTGCGATATGATGCACGAAGAAGTTTCTCAACATATCAACGATGGCAAGTATAAGGACTAAATGTGTTACTAAGAGAACTGTTTCTTACAGAGAGTACAGTTAAGTCACCTAAAAAATTAGGTAGAACATTCAACCACCTAGAAGATTTAGTTTTCTTCCACGGCAGCAACGGTGCAAAAGAAGCACTACAACACTTAAAAGAATTTAATACAACATCTGGTGCAACAAGCATTAGAATGAAGTGGGATGGCAGTCCTACTGTATACTGGGGTCGTGAACGTGTTAACGGTCCTTTGATTTTTGCAGGACATAACAACTGGGCGCAAGGTGTTAAGACATCTAGTGCAAAACAGTTATACGACTTTATTGTAAACAAAAGCGGCAATCCAAAGACAGCAGAAGAATTAGAGTCACGCAAAGCGTTTGCTGAGAGTTTTTCCAGCCTATACTCTACATTTGATGCAGCAACACCAAAAGACTTTGTAGGTTTTGTTTACGGTGACATCTTATTTTCGTCGCCACAGCAACTAGACGAATCAGGCAACTATTCTTTTAGTCCAAACCCACATACAGAAACTACGTACCACGTTAAACCATCTAGCACACTAGGTAAACGTATTAAATCTGCAACTGCTATGGTTGTAGGTCATGCGTTCTTTCCACGATTTGGAATGCTAGATGAAGCACAAGAACCATTAAAAGATTTTAGTAAGTTCAACAATAGTAAACAGCTTATTGTTCAAGAACCAATTTACAATCAAAGCAAGCTGAGTACTAAGACAGATGGATTGTTAGAGTACATCGAGTCTAATGCTAAAAACATCGACACGTTCTTAGAAGGTACTACAGGTCTTAGTGATATTAAAGATATCATCTACAAATTTGTTAACCAAACTGCTAAAGCAAATCAATTAGAACATATTAGCACACGTAAGTTCTTTGAATGGTTGTCAACTAGCAAAGTTAGCAAAAACAAACAACAAAAGATACTAGAACTAGACAACCGTTATGATGCGCTAGGTCCAATCTTTACGCTTGTTAAACGCATTCAAACTACTAAAGATAACCTAATTGAACAAATTGAATCCGCACATACCGCAGATATTTGGGACACACACGGTGAAGGTCGCGTGCGTTATGCCGACGAGTCTAAACAATTTGGACACATTAAACTTGTTCCACGTAAACGCTGGACTCCAAAAGATTTAACAGAATCTGTAGGCATTTGCTATGGTCGTTGGAATCCTCCGCACAAGGGGCATAAAGCTGCTTGGGAAGATGCTAGCAAGTGTACACATTGGTATGTTGGCACTAATGGAAATACATTAGATAAAAAGAATCCGTTACCATACGATGTAAAAGTACAATGCATGGAAACTATCTATCCAAAAGTTGCAGGACATATTAAACCTACAAAAAATGTGTTTGAGCTAGCAACAGAAGTTTATAATAAACACGGGAAAGATGTAGACTTAAAAATCTATACGGATGAAAGCTGGCTTGTAGAAAGTTTAGAAAAATACAACAATGTCATCTCAGCACACGGATACTTTAAATTCAAAAGTATTACGCAAGTTCCTACGCAGCGACTTAGCTCTGCAACTAGCTTAAGAGAGGCAGTTAAAGCTGGCAATAGAGAACAGTTCTCAGAAGCTGCTGGCATTTCAGCCGATACAAGCATCAATATTAACGAAAAAGACGTTAAATTCTTCGATCTCGTAGCCAAATATCTAAAAGCATAATCCTCAAAGTAAAATAAATACTTAATGAGGCAATATAGAGTCACTACGGCTGATTTAAATCAAGACTCTGACGAAGATTGTTATCTTGCGCCAGATGACCCTGTTCACGAATTAAAAGCACTAGCTGGGCTAGGTGGTTTAGGTGGGCAGGCTCGCTTACACGAGTATAGAGCAAATCAAGGTAGCAATATAAGCGTCACTGGGGATAACAAAGGCGAACTAATGAAGCAACATAACATTAAGCCAGGAACTCCAGAATGGTTTAAATTATGGTTTAGTTTACCGTATATGACTGGTGAAAAACCAGTAGGAAAATAAGATGAAAATTAGAGATGTCATTGTTGAAGCTTCTGATAAAGTAACTCCTTTGAAAAAACACCACGAGCGTGTTGGTAAAGGTGTTAGTAGAAGCCGTGACGTGGGCGGATACGACCGTGTATACCATTTAAACAGAATTGGTATGGCAATGGCTGTTGCAGACGGTACTAGCACTAAAGCTGTTGATAGCCCTGCAGAAACATGGTTTGAAAAGTATAACACTTATCACCCATTAACCAAAGAAGAAGATAACATGATCAAAGCGGCACATAACACTATTCCGTCAGATGGTAAAGTTATTAGCTCTTATGGCAAAAGCCAAGAACCTAAAGATACTAATGTTCAAAGCGCCGTTGCTAAACCTAAAAAGAACAAATACGGGGTTTAATATGAAAATTAGAGATATTTTAGAAAGCGCAACTGCCGG